TACGCAGCAGCGTTCATCACACTGTGGTTTATGTCATAGGTCAGGGAATTGAGATAAATCGGAGTACGCACGTCCTTTCTTTCCTTCAGCATGCCCTTGTTGATCCCGATCCTCATCCACTGGCCCTTGAACTTCTCAACCGCGGTCTCAGACTCTATGTCGATATCCGTACTTCGCGCTGCAGGCATCACGTCCTTTCTGTAGTACCGCTCCACTTTCGGCAGCTCATAGCCGTTTTTCTCAATGAATATCTTGTTCATTGCCATGTACATTTCATCATAGAGCGTATCTATCGGCTCACCGGCGAACTCGAGCTCCGCTGGCGTAAGGCTTTCAAGGATCGCATTAAGCCCTTCCTCGCTCATTGAATACACCTTGTTCGGGTCCTTTTCCTTCCGGAGCCCGAAACCGCCTTTTGTAAGGGTCTCTCTGTTGTCTTCAAGAAGCGAGTGCCGGTAGAGCGCCATACGCTTATTTCGTGTGAGAACCAGCTTTCCGATCTGAACTTCCTCATTGAGCCATTTCACCACGTTCTTGATTTTGTGCTTCTCGAGGATAGGCTTTACCGATTCCCAGAACTTCTTGAACGTATCCTGCCGGTACTTCAGCTGCGTTTGTGTGCCTTCCTTGATCTCTTTATAGAATACCTCGTGCATTGTACTGTTCGGGCCCGAGAGCAGCTCCACGATCAGGTCGTAGTGCATGTGCCCCAGGCCGAAGAAGGTTTTTACGTCCTTCCATGCCGTGTCGATCTTCTTTCTGAGGCCTCCGTACTTGCCGACAATCTCATCCTTTATGCGCTTTTCAGGCTTCATTTCAGAGATCGACTTCGCAATTGCAAGCTCTTTTTTCATCTGCTGCTTTGCAACGCGTATCTCTTGTGATGTTTTATTTAAGTGCACATAGTGCATGACGCTTTTGTGAAGGTCCTCGAGCTCCTCCAACGTAATGTTATTGAGGTTTCGCTTGTCAAGGATGTCCAGCCTTTCTTTCATCGCCTCGGATATTTCAGCATCAGGATTGTTCTCAAAATACTTTCTGATTTCATACAGCCTCAAAAGGTATGGCCTCTTTCGTTTCACCAGATCGATCCCCTCAAGAAGATTGCTGATAGGGATTGCGAATTCAGGATACATCTTCTTTGTCTTTTTTTCTGCTGTTCGAAGGTCCTGTACAACCTTATTCAATCTCTCCCTGATCTTTGTCCTCGCTGCTTTCCGGGAAGTAACCTCAGCGTGTTTCTGCTTTTCCTTTTCAATCGCCTCTTTCTTTCCCAGCGCATACGCCTTTCTGAGCGTGCTTCGCGTTTTCGAGGTAATGAGCTTATCCTCTTCAGCCTCGACGAGTAATCTCTCGATCGGTGTTCCATACTCCTTTGTAAGCGCCTCCACGTAAGACTTGATTGTCGGGGGCTTTTCAATAGGCTCATATATCTGTAATTTCTGGATCAGCTCGTCGTCGCTCATTCCGAGCCGGTCCGCTGCTTCGTCAAGATCAATGGCGTTTTGATCGTCAGTGAAGACCTTCTTCTGCACCCATTTTGGAATTGTTTCTATCTCCTCCGCGCCTTTGAAGTATCTCGGATTTATCCTTCCCATTTCCTCTATTCGAGTAACAAGGTCCTCCTCAATCCTCTGTTTGTACTCCCGCACAGCCTTTCTCTGAAGGTCCCTGGCAACATCAACAATCTTGATAGGCTTTTCAGGGATCGTTCTTTCGAGACTTCCCTCATCGATCTCCAGCTCATCAAAGTTTTCGAGCAGGAGCTCACCGCCTGTCTTTCCCTTTACCACAGTTCCTTCAGGTGTCTTTTCTGTAACTTGAAACTGTTTTCCACCGATGGTGAACTTGGCCCCCTTCTCGAGCTCCGCCTCGTTTACGTAAATCCTACCTTCTCTTTCCTCGATAGGAGCCTCTTTTTGTACTGCCACCTCAGGAGAAATGATTTCTGGAACCCCCTCCTCGAACTCTTCCCGGGTGAATTCACGCTTTTCAACTTCTTCTTTTTCTTCAATTCCCGGTGTCTTTTTCTTTAATGTTCCCGCAGCTTCCATTGTCGTTGAAATAGCAGCACCAGGGAACCCGAGGACCGCAAGACCTTGCACAGCCTCTCTGGCAACATCAAATATTCTTGGCAGATGTTTTCCCCAGACCTCTTTGGCTCTTTCTAAATATTCCTCTCTCGACGCATATCTCCTGGTAATCATTTCCCGACCCGCACCCGTTTTTATATAACTGATTTCTTTTAATGTCTCTTCACCGACGATATTCACGATTTCCTGTGATATTTCCTCGAGGGTTTCTACGGTAAGATGCTTTCCGTACCTTGCTGCTGCTCTCAACAGGACTCCCCGTATTGTGCCGTTTTCAATGAGCTTGATAACAGCTTTTCGCGTGGCAATCCCAAAAATCTTTCTTCCCCCTGGTATTGTTTTTATAATATCCCGCACCTTTACAACTTCTATAAGGGAATTGACCAATCCGATTGAATGACAGGCTATTTCAATAAGCCTTCTGTCAATCGGGTTCCCCTGGTCGTCTCTGAGATCCTTCAGGTCATAATATGCGGCGCCGGCCTCGAGCCTGCGCCAGTAGTCAGCGGATCCCGCAGCCTGTCCTATTCCGTATCCATACAAGAACGTACCAGGAGCTGAGAACGCCCCATGCGGGCCGGTGTGCAGGGCCCATGAAATTGCGAGGGCAGTCAATCCGGTTGCGATTCCCGTTATCTGACCTACGTGAATACCGTGAAGCATGGGAGGGAGTATATCAACTGCGCTGAGGACAAACTTCCCGGGCCATTTGTATTTCAGCTTATTGACTTCCGGCATTTGTGCCTCGAGCTCTTCAATCCTTCGCTGTGTTTCTTCTGAATCGTCTCCCGAAAACTGCTGATAAGAAAGCATATTGATTTGTGCCGATATCTCTCCCATGTACCAGGCGTCATGTACATCTTTACGAAATGCAGTGGAAACCATCTCCTTTCCCATGTTCCAAATGCGTTTGAATATCGGCTCGTCATCATATACATCCTTCGCAGGGATCCCCGTCATCTCAGAAAACAGTAACGCATTATCAATCCGGGCCTTTTCCTCCTCAGGGTTTTGCATGGTATCTGCGATCTTATTCATCTTCACACGAGTATCCGGATCGACTTCATCAATGACGATCGGGACCTTTTTGGGTTCTCGAGGAGCGGTTGTTTTTTTCTCATCCCAAACGATACCGAACTCTCTATCGATAGAGGTCTCTTCTTCTGTTTCCGGCTTTTCCTCCTCATCCCAGGCAATACCGAGCTCTTTTTCGAATGTTGATAAATCGCTCATCGCGCCTTCTTCCATTTTCTTTTTTTGATATCAGCTACTTCAAGACGGTCTTTTTTCGCATTCCACCGATATACACTGCCGTCAGGGGTTTTGTATGTAAGATATCCTTCTCTGTCCTTTCCCGTTTTTATATCCGTAATTGAATATCCCGTGATTTCGAGGAGCTTGTCCATGCCCATTGTGCCGGCTCGTATTTCCCTTCTCTCCGTCAATTCCTCCAGTATTTTCGAGATCCTGTTTGAATTGAAACCGGAGACCATATCCTCTGCTTTCCTGATCTTTTCCTCATACGAAACGTCATGATTCTGCTCAAGCCATACCTTGTAATCATTAATGAGCAAAACCTTTTCTCTGCGAAGCTCAGCCCCTTCCTCGATGCCAACATCTTTCATTAATTTTTTAAATGTCTCTGAGATGATATTTACCGCATCTTTCCGGGCCGGATCCAGATTCGTTACATCCCGTTCTCGCGCATCCTTCATCCAGTTTCTGTAATCCCTGCCTTTGCTCCCCTGCAGGCTCGCTTTATTGTCCAGAACATATTTAAAGAAAGTCTTGTTATCGACGTCAGGATTATCGTAATTGGCATTCAGCCATTCCAGGACCTCTAAATCGCTTCTCACCACCTCTGGGGTTTCCTTTTCCTGTTTCTTTTCCAGCTCATTGTCGAGATTTTTCAGAAGCTTATTTGCCTCTGGATCGCCAGTGTTTAGATTCGGATATTCGTAAGCGTTTCGAAACTGATCACCATCTGTGATGGTTCCCGTCCGAATTCCCTCATATGCCGAAAACCATTCACTGTTTAACGCTCTTTCTTTCCGCTCTTCCTCCGACTCTGCGGCCTCCTCTTGCTCTGTTTCAAATCGTTCCCGACGTGTTTGTGCAATGCGCTTGACATTGTCTTCATCATCACCCTTCAGTCCCGCCTTATCTACTTTGATAATGAATGAATCAAGATTTTCTGTATCCGTTACATCAATCGATTCCGCTTCATCGATAAGATCATTCATGAGATTTTTATATTCTGCGGCTTCTGCTTTTTTCTTCGAGGATTTCATTTCTTTTTCGGCTGATGCATTGTATCTGTCCAAATACCACACTTTTCCATATTTTCCTCTAACGGGTAGATCTGAATCAAAGATCAGATCAGCTGATAGTGTATCATCCGCCTCAGCCTCCGCAATTCGAAGCAATTCCTTATCGAAAACCGCAGACTCGTATTCTTTGATTGCTTTCTCCAGCTCACTCAGGTCATCTGTCCTCAGTCCCTCAACAGAATAAATATATCTTCGTGCTTCATCGGGCCCCTCTTCCATGAGAACGCCCTGCATTTCCCGGTATGTTTTGTTGTATGCAATAATGCTGTCAGTTTCATTTTTCAGCCTGTTTGCTTCACTCGGATCAATGAGGTATCCGGCCTCAGCCCCTGCTATGTATTCATATGCCTTTGACTTCTTCTTTTCATCAGCGATGCTGTTATTATTGAGGATGCTGTTATAGCTTTCATAAAAATCAGCAACTGCCTGTAACACGTCCTGTTTTTGGGCTGCTTTTACGATATCAAAATAAAAATCGTTTGACATCCTCTCATAGCGATCAAGAAAGACGTTTATTGAACGCTCAACAGTCATTCCCGAAAGCACTTCCTCTTTGATCTTCGCATTCATGTTGAGAACGCGGCTCTCCCACTCCCCGTATGGTATTGGATTGTCGGGGTCCTGGAGCGAAAGGAGAAAATCCTGCTGCATTTTCGCGGTTGTTGTTTCCGCCTTCATGAGCTCCGTCGCTTCCTTTGCTTCGAGAATCTTGTCCGCGACCTCGAGGCCTTGCTGCCCCAGCTTAAAGAATGACTGAAACATCCTGGTCCTGTATTCATATTCACGCGCCTTTGCGAGATGCTTCTCAGCTCTCACCGTAGATACCGGCCTTTTGTATGTTTCAACATAAGGTGGACTTATCTGTGATTTCCTCTGGGGTATTTCCATATAGAACCTCTATTTATACTTTTGTTCTAAGCCCTTCAATTTCGTGCTCCACTGACTCGCTCTGGGAGTACTTTTATTCTCCTTCCATTTAGTTGTTACTGTTTTTGGCTTAAGCTCTTCGATCTCCTGCTCCATGAATTCGATCTGGGACTCTTTCTTTTCGACTTCCATCTCCTCGAGACGCCGCAGCCTCAATATATCTCTTTCGAGACTCTCGGAGGCCTCCACCATCGTCATCAAAGGAGAGCCAGCGCCGATGCTTGCGCCGCTTGCCCCTATCGCTGCAGCCTGGCCTCTGATGGCTTGTTCGCCCTCGCGCCTTGTTTCCGCGCGCGCCTCTTGGCCTGCATAACGGACTCTTTCGATATCCTTTTCCGTCTGTCCTATATTGAACCCATAGGCGCGGATTTTCTCCTCCCTTGTCGCTTGCTCAGCTTTTTTCTGCTCACTATGAGATTTGCCCATCCCGAAAATGCTCGTCAAAAATTCAGCACCGCCCAGGCCGACCATAGCAATTTCAAACCCTGTCATTGTCTTACCCTCGCATATATGCAGTAATCTGTTCCGCCAGGCCCGAACTTTCTCATTGTCCCCTCCTCTGAAAAGCCCATGCTGTCGAGGAACCGGCGGCCGACTCGCCAATCTGCCTTTACGATAGCCTGTATCCGCACGAAATATTCATTGATATGAAAAAGGAGCGCTCTTCCGTGTTCAATGATTTTGCGTGTGTATCTTCCCGCACATTCATCGAACGCCGCGAACATCTCGCACGTTTGCTCATTCACTTTAACTATCCCCACGATTGCAACAATCTGATCTCCGTCATAAAATGAAACCGAATAGCACCGTTTGAAAGCCTCGAGGTCCCTCCATTTGTCCTGCTCTCTGATATGTATTTTCTCAATGTCGCCATCCTGAAAATCCCTCTGCACGCTTGCATCAATCATTGGTTACAAACTCCGGCAGTATCGCCAGGATATTCAAAGGCAGAGGCTGGTCTTGCCGTATAAACACATTTCCGTCTTTCCCGAAACCCGAGGGCAAATAGGTGTCTGGGACATCCCCGGTGAAGAGCTCCGGCGCACTCCCCATCTTGTCGTCAGCTTTCCTGAAAAGCACCTGAGTAAGATCATCCTCACCGGATCCCACCTTACAGCCCAATGATTTATAAACGCGCACCCCCACACTGTGAACACGCTTTGTCTTTCCCTGGGCAGTACCGTATGCAGCTCCTCCCTCGAGCCGCATCGGTTTGAGGTCCGAATTGTATCCCAGGCCCGCATGGATAACGCTGTAATAGTCATCAAGCGTGATTGAACCACTTGAAACAGTCCTGTTCGGATGAGCGCTTCCATCTACGCACACCTGCAAAGATTCACCCTCGAGATGAGAGAGGCCGGATATAGTATTCACAACCTCGCGCGCATAACCTCCGGATATATACGCCGTAGGCCACAAAGACCAGTATTCCGTTTCTGTCTCAGGATCTTTGTTAAGGCTCTCCTGAAGAGCGACATAGTTTTTCAAATTCCTCTCAACGATCGCTCCTTTGTAGTATGTCTGCGTTGAGCTCCATGAGGAAAAATCGTCGGTCTCTTTGATTTCGAATGTATCCCCTACGGGATTCTGCACTTTCCATACTTCTCCGTTGAGCTCTACGGAACCGCCGGCCCCCCATATTCTCACCTTATCTCCCGCGACAAACGAATGCCCCGGGGCCGTTACCACCACCGGATGAGCCTGGGTAATTCCAGTAATTGAGACCGCATCTCCTTTGTCAACCGAGACGCCGCAATCAACGAAATAAGCATCTTCTTGATTGGAGCCGTAATCTCTCGGCTTGAAATACTCAATGAACCTCTTAGTCGTGCCGTTTACTGTTCGCTTCACAGAAAGCCATATTTCGTCCTCAACGCTCCCCCGAACAATTGCAATCGATTCGACCGCATCTCCGCTGGCGGAAGTTACGCCGATTATATGCCTGTGCCATCCTGCGATTCCGTACTGCAACTCGTATGTAAAGCCAATGAGAGCGCCGTCAGAACGCACGCCCCAGAGTATAGTATTCGGATTGCGCTGTACTTCCGTTTCGATAATGCCTTCGCCGGTGATATGATCCGCATATAGAGTTAAGTCAGAACTTAACCATCCCTGGTTATCCTGGCTGAACGAGAAACCCCGAACCTTCTTTCCCCCATCCTGAACATATGTTATGAGCTCGTTTATGAGCCTACCCTGTATGTCTGCGCTTCCGAAACCTGATTCCACGTTGAGCTGATAGTTCGTATCGCTGAGCGGTTCGCCTCCCATCACTCCCTCGCAGCTGTCTGCACCGAAAATCGTTTTCGTCTTTCCGGCGAGCCATTTTATTGCCAGACCGCGGTCATGCTCTACCTTGAATAAAAGTGCATCGGGCAATTTGAAATCGAGAAAGTCGCCGACCTTTGAACACCAGATATAATCAGGATGGTTTTCCGTGCCGGCGAGAATGAGCCGCTGCTGGTAGAAACCGATTGCCGAAGGATAATTGCCTGCGGAGCCGAATATGTTGCCTTCCTTTTTTACTGTGCCGCCGGAAACATACGCTGTATAACTCAAACCGTCGATATCATCGAGGGTGAAATTATCGTCATCGACTTTTGTGATTTTGTAGGCGAGGCAGTTGAGCTCGATCATCCCCAAAACATCCGAGATATATACCACGTCGCCAGTAACTAATCCGTGAGCTGTAGCGGTAATCTGCACCGGATCCGCCTGTGTCGCTGCGGAAATGTCCTTTTCGCTGCTGTCATCCCACCCTGAAAACGTCGGCGGGGAAATTGCCCAGGATGTATCGCTCGTCCGTGTGAGCTTCTGAGGCGCATAGCCGGATTGTACGAACAATAATTCCGTCGGTGTCTGCGCATACATGAGCTCGAAAAGATCGGCCTTCGCCCAGGGAGTAGAAATCTCGACCGGCGTTCCGCTTACGATCTGCTCATGTGTTGAACACTTAATAAAACGCATGTACTCATCGCCGAGCTCGAGCACGTATTCACCGACTCCTTTTATGCTGAAAGGTGCGAGCCTGGCCTTGTCTCCATCCGTCTTCGTGTTTACAGTAAAATATGAGCCGGGCCTGCGATCTCCTCCCCCCTGGGATGCGATAATAAAGTTGAGCAGGATCCTGCAGCTCCGGTAGTATGCCTCGAGGTCGGTCCGGCCGTCCATCCTCGAGGACCATTCGCCGTTCGAAAAGTTGTTGAGTATCGGCTGATACCTTGGCATTACGGCCTGAACCCTCCTCCCGTGCTCCAGTCGTCGTTATCTGTTTGCGGCCTTTCACGTTCTATACCGTCAATCGCCATCGCGTTTCTCTTCGCCCATTCATACTTTTCTATCATTTCATTTCTCTTTGTGCTGCTGTTTGTGATTTTGTCCGCGAGATCCGCTGCGAGCCTGTATGCTATTGCGCGAACGAGCATTGAATCGAAATGCGATTCATCCTCGAGCTTTCTGATATATTTGATCGTCACTGCTGTAAGATTACAGAGAAGATACCGATTAATGACCTCGTAATCGGCCTCCGGATGGTCAGGGATTTCAAGCGCCCGCAAACAGTACGGATTCGTGGGGAGCTTGTATTGATAACTCCACTTATCGAGCGATCCGAGAACATAGTTCGCATCCCCTGAATCAACCTGGGCAAGCGGTTGATACCAGAGCGCACAGTTCCATTCATGAGCGCGAAGTACCTCCTCAACTACGGGATCATAAAAAAGATTGCAGAGAACCGCCTCCTCGCGCGTCTCAGAGAGGCTTATAATCCTGTTTGCGCCGAGCTCCTGCAGCGCCAGGTTGCAGAGCTGCACTTTCGTCACAGGCATTTACTTTTTCTCCGGTTCAGTGTATTCATGCGTATCTCTGCCTGCCTTCGGTGCGAGCTCGGAAAGCGCCACAGGCTTTCTGTACTTTCTCTTGCCCGGTTTTTCTTCAGCCTCTTCAGCTTCTTCATCGCCGACTTTTTTGAAATGATTTCCAGGATCCTTAGGAAAGTCGTAAAATTCACCTTCAAGGCAATACAAACTGAGATTAGACAGAAAGCACGTTCTTACACACAGATATTTCATTTTTTTCTCCTCATATAACTGGGGAGATCTGAGCCTCCCCAGTGTATTTTTCATGCGAATGCTTTACATCGACTTCACAGGCTCATGCAGCAGGAACAGGCTCGCTTTCCCTGAGCTCACGTCTCCTGCTCCGACGAGTGACATCTTGACGTAGCGCAGCACGTCCGGCGGCAGAGCAAAGCAGGCAAGCACTTTACCGAGAGTTGCGCTCGCCTGAGCGATTGCAGGCCCGGTGTGTATAACAGCAAAGCTCGAATCGTCTGCACTGTCATATACCTTAACCTGAATGCTCGTGCCGGCCGAAGGAGCGGTTGTCACGATCGCCACCGCCCAGATCCGCCCGCTTCCGCCGACACCTGCAGCCTGAAGGTCCGGGTGGTTCGCTGCATCAGTTTCAGTTGCGTTCGGCATTCCCATATCTTCTTCACAGATCAGGTTTGCGTCGAGTATCATCTCTCACCACCTCCTTATGTTACTGCGGATTCGGTCGCGAGCAGAGCGTCGCACTTGCGAATCGGCATATCGTAGAATCTCAGTTCGGGGTTCCCGAACGGGTCATTCGCCGTATGTAACACATTCGGCTTGTCCTTGGCCTGGATCTCCAGCATGGACAGTGTTTCCTTGTTGCAGTAGATCACTGCGCCCCTGGTGGAAGGCAGATTGTTTTTCGCCTTTATCATCAGATCCACATCGATCGTGTTCTCCGCACCACCGGTTTCGATGTTGCAGATTCTCTGTACCGCCCGGTCGTCGCGCACCACGAGACCGAACTCGAAGCTGAACTTCGTCACATACGCGAAATACGGTTTGCCGTTCGAATCAGTGACTCGAATGCGCCCCATGTCCTCGCGAACGATCGAAGTCTCGACTCCGCCGATGGGATAGACGAAATGAACGCCTTTCCGCCCCCACATGATGAACAAAAGCGAGCTCAGATCATCTCCGGTTCCACCACATCCAACCACGTTGCTCAGCGACAGTGCGTTGTACCTTGTTGTGATACCGTTGATGTCTCTTGGATTGGTTGCGATGTTTCCGTAGAAAAGCTCAGACCCGGCTTTCTGCTTCGTCCCTTCCATGTGAGCGAGATCCTCCTGGAAACGGAACTCAGCCTTGTTCGGAACGTGTCTCAGCTCGAGCTCGTCGATTTCGACCTGGTCTTCTACATAGCAGAGGTGCTCAATGGTCGGAATCGTCTGCAGGGCGGTAGGGGTCACACCTTCATACATTCCTCGAACGGAAGCAGAAGGCACATTGGCGTATTTCGTGGTTTTGTGGCTTGTGTTGTCATTCGCCTGCAGCCAGGGTGCGTCTGCCAGGGGCGGAATGTCCTGCACCAGCTCGTTCACCAGATCGATCAGCTGACCGTTCTGTGTCCGGTTGGCGATCTCCACAAGCCCCAGCTTATTGACATCCTTTGTAGCCATACTTTTCCCCCGTAAATAGGATTAGTTTTTTCAATTCCCTAATCCCATCAACAGCACTTTACTTACCCCCGCATGATCCACTGCCGTTCCCCTTTCGGGTCACAGGGGATGGGTCAAGAGGGTTGGGCTCATACCGCCTTTGGTTTCAGTATTCTCAAAGGTTCAACGAACCTATTAAGACCATAACTCAGGACTGTTCGGATACGATTTTTTCAGATACTCTTTCCTGCTCTCTTCGTTTCCTTCTCCGAAAGTTCCTTCGATGAGATTGTCCTCGCGGAGCTGATCCCCGGCAAAGAACACAACATCGAGAAGTGAGGGATTCCTGAACATAATCTTCTCGAACTCCGGCATGTCTTTGTCCTCTACACCGAACTTCTTGAGGCCGCGCCGGACGATCTCCATGTTCACATCGTGCTTTTCACCCCATTTGTTTCTGCGGCTTTCGATTGATTCCCTCAGCGAATTCTGATCCGCTTGAAGCTGCGCATCCACAGTCTCTTTCAGTCCCGCCGTGTACCACCCGTACAAAGACTTCGCGATATTCTTCGGGACCTTGTTTTCATGACAAAAATTGAGAAATCCGGTCAAAAACTCCTGGGCCCCCTCGTAGCCGGCCGGAAATGAAGGCTCAATCTCGTATCCCTCCGGCTTCTCAGGCCACCCCAGTTTCCGGTAAAACTCGTCCTTCTCGTCATCCGTTGACTGCTCGTCTGGAATCTTTACCGTCCGGACCTCCAATTTCTTCTTGAGCTCATCATTTTCAGTGACCAGCTCTTTGTGCCTGCGAGCAGAGGCATCGAGCTTCTTGAACTGCCCGAAATACTCGTCTTTCTGCAACTCGGGAGATAGCTGCGCTCTCCATCCCAGGTCACCGCCTGTATCGCCTGCCTGCGGAGTGCCGCCCTCCGTCCCTCCACTGTTTGAAGGTGCGTCGCCCATTTGTAATACCTCCAATATTTATTTCAGACACATAAAACACATGTCTGTTTTACGACTGGTTCTTTGCAGCGATTATCATGAAATCCGTCATGATCCTTGAAAACGTCATGTCGTCGGAATACTTTGTGCTGCTGTCGAGCTTTGTTTTGTAACCAGTAAGGAATTCACGATCCCACTTTTTGAGCCTCGTATCTCCTTCGAGATCGTCGACAAACGTCTTCAGTGCTGCCTTTCGTGCGTCTCCACTTAGCATTATTTTGACTCCTTCTTCTTGGTTTTTATTTCACCGGCATGAGAGCCTTCTTCGTCGTAGCAGATGTGCTGATACTTGTCTTTTCCGTGTTTGATCGTCCTCACACGCCCGCCGTTTCTCACACACCGTTCAAAATCCGCAGGCATCTTATTTTCCTCCTGATTTCGGCCTGATCTTCGCCCAGGCCCCCACGATCTCCTCGCAGTTCTCCGCTTTGCCGTCGAGGATCCCGCAGACAAACATTAGCTCTCTCGCGAAATTCTGCCTGGTCTGTTCCTCTTCTGTCTTCACTTCCATATTGAAAAGACCCAGCCGATAGAAAATGTTCGTCAACACCACATTTCCGAACCTGCTCCGGAAAAATGTATCCTGATAGTAACTTTGCAGATCCTCGAGCTCCTTCTCTGTTAAGTCTGGTTTGTTGAAATTCATCCTCCGAGCGCCTCCTGCATCGCCTCGAGCGGAGATCCGCCCTCAACCTTTTTGGAAAGGCTCGGCGCGATCGATGCGAGCTCCTTCGCCATGATGAGCTGTTTTTCCTGGGCTGCGGACTGCATTTCAGCCTGTACGAGCTTTTCGTATTCGTCATCAGAACGAATCGCGCTATGAGGCATATCGTAGGTCTCCATCACCTGGTCCGCCGCCTCCTTCTCATCTATTCTGTATCTGAGGTGCGGATAGATTTCGAACAGCATCCCGAGCGCGCTCAAAGTGTGAATCACGCCCTGCGCCTTGAATGCTCTCTGCTGCATCTGCGCGAGCGGCCCTATGTAGCTTATGCGAATGTTCGTTCCGCCGTAATCAGCGAGCTCCGGAGGTATAGGCGGGATTCTTTCTGCCTCGTATTCGATCATAAAAGTGCGGTTGATGAGAGGGTCCAGAATCTCTCCCTCGATATTTCCCACGACCGGCCCCAGGATCGCGGCCTTCTCGCCTTCCATTTTCATCACTTCGGTTGCCGTGCGCTTCTTGTACTCGAGCTCGGTAAGCAGTACAAAGAAATCCGTCATGAAGTGTTTTCTGATTTGCGCCCGGAGGTCCTGCAGGCGTTCGATTCCGAAAGGATAGTTTATTTGACGGTAGACCTGCTCAAGTATCTGATCCTGTCTATCTATATAAGTTATTCCTCGAGGATTAAGCCGGAGCCGGCCGGCGAGCTCTGCAGAGGCTTTCATCGGCGGAGCAATAGCCCCATGGGACGCGTCGAGCATATCCTTCGCGATCTGCTGCAGCGTCCTCACGTCCGGCATGGCGTCGTGCGAAGGCCCTCGTCCGTACCATTCGCTGCTGTTCTTGTAGAAGCGCGATACCGCATATGGGAATGTGTGATACCCGCCGACATGAAGAGGAAGGTCATCCTCTGAGCCGGCATCGTAAGGAATGTGAATCGAAACGTAATCAAATCCTTTGTATCCGCCTGCTTTATAGAATTCATCAGATACAGGCAGCACCGCATGTATGAACTTGAAATTCTCGTCCATACCGCCTGATTTCTGGGCAGAGCTGACTATCTGATTCGGGAGCCTCGTTTTCGGAAATACCTTCGATGCGACTCTCGCGGCGAGCTTGTAAAGCCTGAAAACCGTGTCC